AACTTCGTTATCGCAGGATCGCAGGGCACTGGGACTGGGGCGGGGGGGTCTATTGTCCTGCAATACGCGCCCGCTGGCACCACCGGCACGTCACAGAACGCGCTAGCCAACGGCGTGACGATGAGCGGCGCGGATGGATCTCTGACGCTTGCCGGCACGAAACCAACGCTTAGCGGAACCTGTACGACGGGCTCGCAGCTTGGCGGCGCATCGGCGGGGTCTTTCACTGCGACCTGTACGGCTCAGACCGTCATCATGACCTTCAAAACCACGGCTCCAAACGGCTGGGTTTGTCAAGCGCAAGACCAGACCACGATTGCCGACACGCTAAAGCAATCAGCCAACTCAACCACGTCTTGCACCTTAACTGGAACCACGGCGGCGTCAGACGTGATCGTCTACACGGCCTTTGCCTACTAGGAGCGCAGCATGACCACCATCGCCCAACAAGAGTTCGCCCTGATCCAGGGAGCCGCCGCCAACGACTTTCCGCTCGTTAAAGCCTTCGCCGACAGCTTCTCAAGCCCCACAACCACCATCGCGCAAGCCGTTGGCCTGCTACAGACGGCGGTTGCTCAGGCTCAGGACCCCGACACGATCGCCGGCCTGCAAAGCCTTGCGAGCGCCTGGTATGCGTACATTGGGTCGGTGAAGACACTGCAAAGCCAAGTCAACGCGAAGCAAGCGACGCCTTGGGTGGACCCGGCGACTATCGTGTCGGCCTCTAGCGCATCCTCGACGTCCTCTAGCTCACAGTCGTCGGGCTCCTAACGTGACCGCCGGCAACGCAGACGGCGAGGCTAAGCAAGTGTTGGTCGCGCTAGACGAGTTTGCCAACGCCTTAATAGGCGGCGACCCTCATTGGACAATTAGCGCGCGCATCTGGGCCAACCAGCCCAAGGGTGGCGTTTGGCCTCTCGCCATGGCGCTCGTCAACTGGGGCGCGCTGACGTTCTTCAAGCAACCCGACCACTGCCACCAAGCCTGGTTGCGTATGATCTCGGATGATAAAAAGGACACCGCCAGTGCTTAGAAGATCTCTCATGCTGTTGGCGGTGTTCCTGAACCTGGGAGCCGCGGCCCTGGGCCAGACCTATACTCAAAACGCCCAGGCCATCGTCAAAGCCGGCGGCGGCATTATGGCCAACAATCCCACGTTCACCGGCACTTTGACCGGGCCGACTGTTGTTGCTGGATCGGCGCCAATTTTTTCAGGACCGCTGACGTCTCAAACTTATGGTTCGCCCGCGATCAACGTTTCGTCTCAGTTTTGGGGTATCGGATCAGGCTCAAAATTTCCAACTTCGGGAACGGATCAATTTCCAAGTATCGGCATTGGATCTTATTCGCTTGCAAACTATACGGCTCTCGGAGCGGAAACAACTTGTACAGGCGCTTTAAGTTGTCAATTTTTGACGACAGGATCCCTGGACACTGCGTTTGGTATGCACGCTCTTGGATCGGAAACCGTAGCAAACAACAACGTGGCTATCGGGAATGACGCACTTCGAGATGCGATCACAAATGGGGGGTCTGTAACAGCCGTTGGCCAAGGCGCTGGAGCGCACGGCAATAACAGTCGCGGGATTTTTATTGGTCAAACGGCCGGACAAGGTTATTCCAGCGCCGTTCTTTTGACTGGAACAATTACGGCCGGTAACACGGTAACTTTAGGTTTGACTAATGGCGGATCTACAATTGTCACGAACCTTCCCTATTCTTACACCTACACAGTGCAAGGTGGCGATACCCTTGCTTCAATAGCAAACACTCTCTGCTCAAATTTGAATAGCAAACAAATTCAAGGCCCGTCTTATCAAGTTTCGTGCGGCGCGATTAACCTTCAATCGTCAGGTTATCTTTTGCAATTGGCTTGGCCAGGGACGCAATCTGTCGGCTGGCAATTGACACCTTCGGCAAGCACCGCGCAAGGAACGGGCGGCTCTAATACACTTTCTGCGGCTTTGATAAACGGAACTCAATTTCAAGGCGGCACGATTGTGGGAGCGTTTGCTGCTGCTTATCCGACTGCTTCATTAATTCAAAATGCAACGTGTATTGGCGATAGCGCATGCAGCACTATCGGCGGGAACTCTATAACTGCCATAGGTTTCAATGCATTAAATTCCGTTCAAAATGGTTTTGGAGACACAGCAACTGGAACCGGAGCGGGATATGCAACAACTACTGGGCAGTATGATGTTTATATGGGAATTAACGCAGGGACGGCAGTTACAACGGGGTCTACAAATACCATTGTCGGAGGAATTGCCGCTCCAAACATGACGACGCAATCCGATGACGTAGTCGTCGGCTTCTGGGCCGGAAACGGACTGTCAACCGGATCGGGAAACAATACCGTCGTCGGCGCCCGGTCGCTTTATGTGGCCACCACAGCAGCTAACAATTCAGTTTTTGGACATGGCATACTTCAAACAACTTTTACAGGATCTGGAGCCGTTTTTATCGGATCCGGCGCTAAGACCGTAGAGCCGGTATCCTCTTCATCTGTCGGCGAAATAAACGTCGAAAACGTCTACAGAAACTACTCAAGCACCCCCGCCATAACTTCGGGGCAAGCTATAGGTACGTTTCCGACAATCACAGGAGGCGGCTCTCACGTGTTTAAAGCCGTGGTCGGCGTGTCTCCCACCGGGACCACAGAGACGCTGACGTTCTCCGCAGCGGCTAATGGATGGTATTGCAAAGCTGATGATATAACGACGTCAACCAATACCGCGAAAGTAACGGGCTCTACAGCAACAAGCGTCACCTTGACGTGGAGTGGAACGCCTACAGCGTCGGATGTCATCCTTCATATGTGCGATGCGTATTAACGCCCCGCCAACAGTGACGTGCTTCAGTTTGAATGCGCGGCGGTTTAACGCTTAAATGGATTAAATATTAATGGCCGCCTCCCCCGTCTCAAAATCAGCGCACAACGGCCATTTGACAACCAACCCTGCCCCAAGGACCATCGACCATGCTACCTAGTCAAGAACTCCTGCAAGAATTAGGCAGGCTCAGCGGCGCTAGCGCGGTGGGAGGGGTGATTGCTGCCGTAACGACCATCTACGTGACAGCCTCGAAAAACAAAGCCAAGAACGACTCCGACCGCCTCAACGCGCCTTCAAAAATGAATGCCTCGCTTGCGGACCTTCAAAGCTCGATCTCCGAGGCCAGCAAGGAGCTTCTTCACGAGTTGCGCGCGGAGATCAAGGAGGCGCGAGACAAGGCCGAAACAGCCAACGAGCGAGCCGAGAATTACTTCCAACAGGTCCGAACTCTAAACTCTGAGGTCGCTGCGCTCAAAAAAGAGCACGCCGAGTGTCGGCAGAGCGAAAAGGTCCTGGCGGAAGAGAACGCGCGCCTCAACAAACGAATCGACGCCCTGGAGCAGCTTCTTGCCGCCCACGGCATAACAACCAAGCCCTCTCAACCAAGGAAAAAGGCCGATGGCTGAAAACGTTTCCGACGCCGCGCCGACGTCCGCGGTCGCCCTGATCTCCTACGCGCTGATGGGCACGTGGAACCTCACCGTCGGCGGCATCTTTGGCCTGCTGATCATGAAGGTCACGGTCGAGAGCGTCATGGTCGGCATCTTGGGCGCCATCATCTCCGCTGAAACCGCTGCCCTGGCCGCGGTCACGGGCTTTTGGCTTGCCAACTCGCTGAACTCCAACCGTTCGTCCGCGAATAAGGATGCTGTTATCGCCGCAGCCCTCCCTTCGCCCTCGACCCCTCTCAACGCGAACGCTAAGCCATGACGACGCCTTTTCTGGCCCACGACATCGAGTGCGAGGAGAACCGCGAGTGCCGTTCCTACCCCGACCCCTTGACTGGTGGCGAGCCCTGGACCATTGGCGTCGGGCACACTGGCCCGGAGGTTGGTCCTGGGCTCGTCTGGTCGGACGACCAGATCAACGCCGCCTTAGCCTCGGACATCAACCACGCGACGCAAGCGCTGAACGTCCACTACCCCTGGTGGACGGAGTTGTCGGACGAACGGCAGGACGTTCTGGTTCAGATGGTTTTCCAGATGGGCATTCACGGCCTAGCAGACTTTCCGAAGGCGCTAGCAGCGATGCAGGCCAAGGATTGGCAGGCGGCCCACGACCAGATGTTGGACAGCGATTGGTTCCGCAAACAGACGCCCAAGCGAGCGGCGCGCGAAGCGCAACAAATGCTGACCTCGATCAGGGTTTGGGCCAGCTAGACCTATTCAAAGATCCGGCACCGCCGGTAGGGTCGATCGCGCCCTCCAGCGATCAATTGAACACGAGAGCAGCAACCATGAGCGACGTTTCACAAATCATCGACACCGTCAAGGACCTTGAGTCGGGCAAGATCTCGCCCGAGCAGTTCCTCAACACCATCGCGGCTGACCTGGCCAAGGACGCCCACAACTTTTCGCTCATTCCGGGCGTGGAGGCGTTTTGGTCCTGGGCCGTGACGGCCATCATCGCTGACCTGACCAAGACCAGCCTCAGCTCGACGCTCCAAGGCATTCTTGCCGTGGCGCTCAAGGCGCTGGTCCCGAAGGCGGCCTAAGGAGTCCGGCGTCCTGGCTGCTCGGGCCGCTAGGACAGGGTCCCCGTCGCCTCACCAACGTCCCCCGGTTTGGGCGACGGGGACTTTAACGCCATGACAGAACTCGAACGCGTCAACGCAGAACTCGCCGCCCTCCACAATCACGTGGCTCGGTTAACTGAGGAGAATAAAATTATGTCTAAGGCTATTGATGACCTCACGGCGGCAGTCACCGCCCTTGAGGCGGTTCACGCTCGCGCGGTCGCCGCCAGCGACACTTCGGCCGTTGAGTCGTTGACCTCGCGTATTGAGGTTGTGACCAATGCCCTCACCGCCGCCTACCCCGCGCCTCCGGCTGAAGAACCAGCCCCGGCGGCGTAAAATCATGTTTGTCAAGTCGCTCTCATTCGTCGTAGGCTTCATTGGCGTGTTCTGGCTCGCCATCCTTGGCGGTTGGGGCGTTTATTGGTATGACCATCGGCCCCAGGGCGAACCGTCCTGGGGCCATGTTCATTTTCTTTTCTGGCGCTACGACCTGCCGCCCTCGCTCGCCGCTCAACGCGACATCGTGCTCGCCAAGCAGCTTAAGGCAGAGGCGGCTCAACGCACGCTGATGGACGCTTTGGCCCAGCAGAACGCTCGCCTGGCGGCTCTTTCTTCCGCCGGGGCCGACGCTCAAGCTAAGGCTGAAAAGGCCGTCGCTGGCCATGTGCAGGCCCAACAACGGGCCATGGATCTAAGGCAAGCCATCAAGGCCCTGCCCGATGTCCCGCCGGGCGACGACTGTCAGGCGCTTCAAGCCTCTGACGCGGCCCTTGTTGCCTACCTGAAAGGAGCGCGGCCATGAGGTTGATCATCCCCATTTTGGGGTGCTTGGCGCTCGGCGCATGCGCCACGGTCCAAGATCCGCCGATCAGGATCCAGACCGTCAACGTCCCGTTGCCGGTCTCGTGCGTGCCAAAAGACCTTCCGCCGCCCGCAGCTTACCCTGACACGCCCGCGGTCCTTTTAGCCGCGCCCAACGCCGTCGAACGTGCGCGATTGTTGGAAGAGGGGTGGGGCTTGCGCGACGTGCGGCTTTCACTGCTGGAAAAGCTCATCGACGCTTGTCGAGGCTAGCCCTCTCCACCTGCATCAAGATCAGCCATGAGGCCCGGAGGCTCGCGCTTCCGGGCCTTTTTTGTTTTCAATCGCCCGGTTGCGTACATAGGCGTTGAGCCTCTTGGCGTCGCTCTCGGCCTTGGCGCGGTCGGGCGTGACGATCACGTCACGGCCCGATTGCAGGTTGCGCACGGACCATGAGCCTGCGTGCGTGCTCACCACGACGTAGCTCACCCGACGATCTCCCATGAATAGAAGACTGCGTATAAAAAGAACCCTGCCCCAAAGCCCAAGGCAAGACCTATCATAAATAATGAAGCCTCTTTGCGAGTCACGCGTCGCTCCCATAAAATAGTTTTTCAGTTAACAGCTGCCCAAGCTCAAAAAAGGCGCAAACAAGCCGGCAGGTCCAGTAGACCAGTTTGAACAAGATCAACAGCCCGATGAACAGCGCTGCGAATAGGATCAACGGCAGAAAGAGGATCATCGCTCAACCTTTTGTGTTGCATGACACCAGCGGCACGCCTCCCACGCCCCGCCAACGCAGGCCTGCCGGCGGCGTTCGCCGTTCATGACGCAGGGGCCTTGGGGCGCGGGTTTTGAGCCGGTTAGGAGGATTTTCACGGCTTCCGCTCCACCTTCACCACTTCCCCATCCTTGCACGTCAACACGCCGTCCGTGGCGTGAAGCTCATAGGTCATAGAGCCGACTAGGATTTCGGCTTGATGGCACCAATACCATTGCGACTTGAAAAGAGATCGAAGCGGGCCATCGCCGCCGAATTTGTCGGGCAACGGCTTGTCGCTATAAAGAACATAAGCGCCTTTCCAGTCATTAATTGACCGGGTTTCGCAACATTCGCCAATAAAATGCGTTTCGTGAACGCGCGTGTCTGCATCTTTTGGCCCCAAGTGCAGCAATTCAGCCGGCAACGTCGCGTGATAGTCCTGCGAGGTCAGGAGTAGGGCTAGGAGGATGGGGGTCATGGTTCAATTTCCTTTACTTCAATGTAATTTTGCCTTGCTAAGGCAACCATGTTTTGCGTTCCATTCCCTCCGGGGAATGCAATGACTAGGTCGGGATTACCCAAATCCAACATTTTTCGATTGCGAATTGGTCCGGCGGCTTTTCCGTATTTTTTCCAGTCCGCGTGATAGGTTTCGCATCCGACGGAATGTTCATTTGCCCAGCGTCGCGCGCACTCATCAGCGCCTTTAGCGCCGCCCTGAATGATTACCGTTCCCTCGGGCAGCGCGCCCAACACTTCATTCACGCGGGCTTGGTTGTAATAGGCGCGACCGCCGCAGACGAGGACTTTCATGTTGAGGACCCCATCGCCTCAATCTTAGCCATCGCGCATCCGTAGTGATCACGCCAGCACCCTTCGTAGTGCGTCACTCCTTGGTTTCCGTCGCGCCAATATAGGCGGCTCTCAGCGCGCTCTAGGGCGTCGGCGAGGCGGGTGATTAGGTTGGTGTCGGTGGTGCTGTGTGCGGGCGCTGCTATTCTCACGCGAGCCTCTTTGATTAAATCGGCGTTGGTCATACCTCACCCCCAGTCTCAGCGAGGGCTTTGCGAACCTTGTTTCGAGCGGCGCGTGAAGTAGTGTCGCAATTTGGGCAATAGTGACAACTATCGTCGTCGTCCGCTCCGCAAGTCATCGCTTTCTCCGCATCGCGCAACGCTTCCCTCAACCGCGCCACCTCCTCCACCGTCACCTCGCGCCTTGGGGCGGGGTGGGTGTAGAGG